TTTTAGTACAAAAACCGTGTTGGTGCCTGAGTCCACAATTCCATAAAGGCCTTCATTATCGCCGACAGGTAACTCCATTTTATCATCGGTGTCTAGCTTGTAACCGTTTGCTGTAGTTACGTTGCTACCACCTATATACGTGGCACCGCCTGAGTTATGTATCCACACGGTTTGGTCAAAGGTTGAGGCTGCTACTAATAATGTAGCTGTAGTACCTACGCTTACTTGTGAACTAGTTGGCATTTTCTATCCCTAACTTTGTAATTAAAACCCTGACCTTTTCAGGGTTTAGTGCTATCTCAAAGTGCATCTCGTCTTTTCTAGTCCAATCCCCGCCCCAGGTTAGCCCGTACTTTTTAGCTAAAGCTCTAATCATCGGTACCTTGTTAGCCTCAAACGTACCTACCTTGCCTAAAGGGTGTTTAGTAGCGTTAAGGTCTATAGCTGTGCCGCTGGCGTGGTTACTTAGTTTGCCTGCCACACCTCTTACGTCTCTGTAGGCATAGCCCCAATCGTCAAACGTGCCGCCTTCTATTGGCTCTATTAACTCGTTAAACTCTTTAGCAAAGTTAATAAGCAAGGGCGCTACCTTTTCAGCACAGCGGATTTTAAGGCTTGTGCCCTCTACCTTAAAAGGCTTAACGCCTATCTCAGCCTGCTCCTTAGATGCTGGCCAGCCGTTGTAGCTAGTCTGCATCTGTAACTATTGGTGTGAAGTGTTCCGCCTCAGGATTAAGATAGCGTTGATAATCTGAGTTGGCTGGGTCGCTTGGAATTGAAAGCATACGCCCATCTTCAAACCAAGCGTTAATAACTGTTGCGCCTGATGGTGTTTCAATTACTTCATAAGTTGGTTTCATTATAACTCCGATGTAAAGGCTAATGATGCTGAAGCATTTCCTGTAAATACATAACCTGCTTGACCTGCTGTTCCTGATGCTTGTGTATTGTTGTAAATTGCTATTCCAGTAGTTGCTACTTGGTCAATAGTCCAACTATTAAAACCATCTGCCCCGCCATTTCGAATAAAGGAAAAGTAATCTGTTCCGCTTACTTGGTCTATTGAAGGTGATGTCCTCATAGTAACTGGGAATTGTAAGAAGGCATTAACTGAACTACCTGAATAATAAAAGGCAGTAGTTACGGGGCAGTTAGTTGCTCCATTAGTTACCTTGTAGTAATAACGCTGGCAAGCGGCTAATTCTCCTTGAAATGTTCCAGTTGCAGTTTGGAACGCGGTAGCGACTGGACTTGCTTCCAGTTGTACGCCCCAAATATCAATAGAGGTGTTTGTAGCAGTTGTTGTGTATTGGAACAATCTGACATTGAGGTAAGAATCATTATTTGTGCCAAATGTTTTACCTGAAACGCTTGGCATTGAATAAGTAAAAGTATAACGAACCCAAGATGCAGTTGGTGTATATGGGCTTCCGCTTCCACTTACATAAGTGGCAGTTACATCAGCAGAAGGTGACCCACCTGTTCCAAAACTTTGGAAAATAGCCACATTAAGAGGCTGAGCACCTGCCGTTGAACGTGCCCAAAACGAAAGAGTTACAGTCTGACCTGCATAAGTACGGGCGTTTTCTACTCTTATGCTTGTGTCATAGTTTTGATTGTTAGCCGTATTTAATTGATTGAAATAAAACTGACCTTCATAACCTGCAACAGGTGCAGAACCAGGAGTAAAGGTTTGTCTTGATACTGTTGCACCAGCCGCTACTACTCTAAATCTGTCAGCCGTAAAACTTGTGCCAGCAACGCTAAAAGTTGTACCGCGTTGCCACACTTGTAAATCGCCGTTAATAATTGTGTTCTTGCCAGCCGCATAGTTTGAGTTGTATCGCAAACCTGTTGTGGCGGCACTATCTGCTACGAGGCTTTCACCGTTGTTGCCGACAGCTAAGCGTGCAGGTGTGTCTGCCCCACTAGCTGCTACTAAATCGCCTTTTGCATCCACAATGCTATTTTGGATAGCGTTGCTATCGTCAAAGCCAACCCAGGCTGAACCTGAGTAGGTAAGTACTGCATCGGTGTCTTTTAAGTAACAGCATTGGCCCTCTTGTGGTGAGGTTATAGCTGCATCTCTAGCTGCCGCTGAGGCAAACACTAGTACGCCTTGCATTAGGTAGCCGTTAGTGTCAGCTGCCGTAAGTACCTCGCCAGTAGTAAAGGTCTTAAAACCTAATCCAGCTGCCATAGTCCTAGCTCCTTAATAACTTAATACGCCGCTGTCAAGCAAGCCGTATATGGTTGAGTCTAATATAAAGCCGTCAATAATTGGCTCTAAAGTGGTTAGTGTTGTTTTCCAGCTGTTAGGCGTAATGCTCTGAGCTACGCCAAACACCTGCAAAGTCTTAGTAAGGGTTGAGCCCCCAGGTTGGTTAGTTGTAATAGTTACAGGGTCAAAGTAGTCCAGGTCTAGCGCTGCAATAATGCCTAAGTTGTAGTTATCGGTATAAAGGTCTAGCTGTATAGCATCGCAGCGAATACTAGTCTCAGCCCTAGATGCAACGTATGCCTGTGCATAATCCAGGGCCACGGCATCTGTCTCCATTAGCAGGTTTTGCTGATTGTAGCTATGTATAAAGTACTTATCTATGCTCGCTGGGTTTGTAGCTACCTGGGCCGTGCCACCTGTACGGGTAATGCTGGCTGAGTTGTAAACTAGGGTATCGTCAAGGCGCCACACCGCATTAAAGTAACTAATATCTGAGCCGTTATCGTTAAACACCACAGGCGCAAGGCCAGTACTGCCAGCTGTAACGTCTCTATCTTGAAAGACAAACGAGCCAGCGGCATCTACATACAAAGCGCCATACTCGCTAGTTTCTACGGTCTGCATAGCTGCAAGGCTTGTGCGGGCTGTGCCTGGGTCTGCCTGCATTGTGGTTAGCCCTGCATCTACATCACGCATAGAGGCAGGCCAGTCAATAGCATCTAACAAAGCGTTAATTCTTGCACCGCTGAGCTGACCCGCTGAGGTACCTGCCACCGTACTTACTTGAGCATTTTGGGCGAGCCTAAAGGCATCTACGGCTGTAATAGTGCTATATACCACATCGTTAGCATTTTTAGGTGTAGTAGTTGTATAGCTAGTAATAAAGCCAGCAAAGATAGGGTAAGTAGTTGCACCGTATGTAGCTGTAATTTGTACTTTACGCATAGGCGTTAATAAGTTGTAATACGGGCCAGCTGGGTTTTGCGGGTTAAAATCGCCGTTTTGGTCAACGATACGCATAGTTAAAGTGCCAGTTTGGAATTGGTCAGCTTGTGCGTTACGCCCGCGCTTAGTCTCAATACTATCTACTACGTTAGATACGTCAACGATAACGCTAGCTGCATCTGCAAGGATGTTTGTGCCTAATATGCCGCTATCTAAAATCATAGCCTGAGCAAAGCTAGGCCCAGTACTAAAGTTAATAACGGCGTTAATTACAGGTACGGTCATATCGCGCCAGCAAAGTTAAGGTTATTGCCAAACCTGTTATTTTCTTGTACGGCTGTTTGTACGACCTCAATAAGCCCGCTCGTCTTATCTACAATTTCAACAGTTACAGTTGAGCCTGACCCATAGCCCGCGCCCCTGTTCATATCGGCGCTATAACCGCCAAAATCTCCTAGTTTTTTCTGAAACTCAATAAGTGACAAGTAAGCTGCGTAGTTTTCTTGCTCTTGTAATATAGCAAAAGCAGTAGCTCGCTCAGTAGCGGCATCGGCATATTCTATAACTGCATCTATAGACGTGTTAGGGTCAAAAACTACAGGTGGTACATAATCGCCTTCAGGTATGCCTGATTTCGCTCTAGTGCTAGGAGTTGCGCCAGCCTGTGCCAAAAGCCTAAGCATTTCGCGTATCTTGTCTAAAGCCATATTAAGGTTTTCTTGGTCTATAAGCTCTTTAGGTTTGAGACTATCCAAAACTGTCTTAATACCTAACAATGTAAAGTTTTGGCTTTGCAAGGTACCTAAGATTTTTAAGTCCTCATTAAGTTGTTTGGTAGCGCGTTCAATACGAGCTACATCTTTAGAGGCTATCGCATCTTCAAGCTCATTTATAGATTGCTTAACCTTCAAGCGCTGTATATCGTTGGCAATAGATAGTACTTGAGCAGCGCTCTCAGCTTTGCCTAAAGCCTCAGCCTGGCCAATTAGAGCTGCGTTAATTTGGATTTTATCCATATCAAAAACGTCTGCACCCTTACCTAAAGCTAACTGGCCTGCAGCTATTGCCTTGTCTAATTTAGCCTGCTCTTTCTTGGCTTTTGTAGTTGCTAACGCCGCTGCAGCTTG